CCAGCACCACTTGATTCTAATGCTGTTTTCATTGAGTCTATAACATAAGAGTGTTGTCCCATACCTAAATAATCGTTAGAACACCAATTAACTATTTTTTTAATTGAGTATTTTGAATACCAAATAGCGTGAGGAAAGTTTCCTCTAGTCCTAACTATATCATTAAAGACTCGGTATCTTCCATCTTCTTTATATTCATTTATTATTTTTGTAAATTCTTCTAAATGTTTCACTTAACTATCACTCCTTCTATATGTGTATACCCTAATTGTTTAGCTGCCTGCACTCGTTGACTACCTCTCCACACACTATATTCTCTTTCTATATAGGGTATACCCATTGCACCGTATCTAGGTACTTCTGATACAACGTGTTCTTTTACTTCTATTGGATTTTGTAATTCTTCACCATCTAATAATTCTTTTAGTGGTGTCATTGACTTAATATAGATTAAGTCTTTTAGTAGGATAGGAATTTTATTCGGTATCTTTTGATTTGCCGTCAATAGTTTCATTTTCATTTTTCTTTTCCATTTTTGTTTCCATAGTTTGCTTATTTAACATCTTCTGTAATTCAGCAGTTGACCCTACAAACAATGCATTTTTAATATTTGCATTTGTTCTTCCAGGTAGTTCTTTTAAGTCTTTAAATTTCTTTTGTAAATCTTGTAGTTTATCAACTGTAGTACCAACTTGTCCTATCAATTGACCAACAACTTCATATGCTCTAGGGTGTTGTCCTTCTTTTGCAATATCTAATATGCCTTGTATTGCTTCTTGTCCCTTTTCTATTATACTATAATAACTTTCTCTACTGTAATCATAATCAGTATTAATATCCTTTTCAACTTTTAAAGGAACTTCTCCATTCTTTCTAGGAACAGGTGGTTGAAAACCTTTTTGTGGTTCAAGGTTCTCTGGTACAACTTTATTATTTCCTTCTAATCCCAATATCTCATTTACACTATCTTCCAATTTAGGCATTATTCATCTTCTCCTGTTACTGGATTATATTTCTTTGTATCATCAAAGAAACTAATCTTTGTTGTAAATCCAAAATCATCATCTGCATTAGCACTTTCAGGATTTGGTATTACTATAATTCTTTCTTCTCTTGATAAAGGAGCATCCGTAGATGTTCCTAAATCTGATTGTGATTTTCTAATAACTTTACTTTGTGCCATAGGTCCATATAAGTAAGTTTTAGCAGTAAACTCTAAAGTATATATAACTGCTCTACGCTTATTAAATTCACCATCATAAGTATCTTCATAATTTACAGTATCTAAAACAATAGGCACGTCCCTTTTAATATTTAATTCTGGTATTGCATTAATAGTAACTGTATAGTCTGGTGCAAAATATGGTAATATTTGTTCAATTATCTGTAGTCCATTTTCTGCTGTAGCAGTAAAAGAATAAAGACTAAAACTTATATCATAGGGTACTGGTGAATAATTAAAATTATGTATAGTAGAATCAGAAGTTTTAACTCTAACTGTTTTTTGAAGTTTGTTTAGTTTTCTAGTAGCGTCATACTTTAAACCTGTTAATTCAAATCCCATTCTAGGTAATACAATAGCAAACGTTTTACCTTTTTCTAAACTTGCTTGTTGGTCTATTCTGGCTATAAACTTTTCTTTAGGAGCGTATGCTAAAGGCACACGTATTCTTTTAGTAATAGCACCTGTACCAGATTTTTGTTGAATAATTATATTATTAAAAATCTGTCCAAATGCAATAGTTAGTCTTCTTAAACTTTGATTATAAAAATGTGTTCCGAACATATAGTCTACTCGTCAATTTCCCCGAATGGATTTCTTTCTGTAAAGTCAAGTATATCATCCGCTGTTGATACTGTATCATATCCTGCCTCTTTATTCAAGTCTAAATTATCTGCATATGGAGATTGTGTTTGTATATTAGACTCTGTAAAATCTTCGTTCATTAAAAGTGCTGGTTGACCAGTTGAATAATCGTGGTAACTTTCTAATTGTACTGAACCTGCACCTGTCATAACTTCTTGTCCATATTCTAAAGTAAATTTATATGCTAATTGGTCTAGTGTATGTGTATCTTCGTGTTGGTCAATAGTAGATAAACCAGTATCAAGTTTTTCACTTGCATACTCCCAACGAGTTACTTTTAATTTATAAACTGGCAGATTGCCTAATTGGAAAAATGGTTCTTGGTCTTCTACAAATAAAATTTCAAAAAAAGATTTCATCAAAGGCACATATATAATATCACCTTCGTTTGGTCTTCCTGTAATTGATAGAGAAGAACCAACCTGTGTTGCCTTATTACCAACTAAATTTGTCCAACTTCTTTTTGAAACCATTAATGATGTATCATCACGAATTTCTAATCCAAACTTACTTATGATTTCTTGTTCACCAGCAAATCCTGTATTATTTTCAAAATACATTTCTATCAAATAAGAATCATCAAATCTACTAGATACATCTTCTCCTAGTATTAAATCTTTATTGACTAATGTTCGTGGTAAGTAATAGACATCCTGACCGTAAATTTTAAGACCTTCAACTATTATATCTTCGTGTAGTCTTTTTTCGGCAGCATTACCTATGCCTTTTCCACCTGAAAAGTAATGATTAACTGGCATAGCATTATCCTATCATAAAAGGTTGCGGTTCTTCAAACTCGCTTCTTAATTTTATTTCCAATTTATCCAAATCTTCTAGTGCTTCACTATAAATTTGTTTACCGTTTAATGTAACTCCACCAAGCATTGCAACACCATCAAACTTACTTAAATTGGCTCCCCATTGTTTTTTAAATAAAGCAGTTACGTATCTTTTTAACCAAATATCATTAAAGACATCTGTATATGTGTTAGGGTCTAATTTTCTCCAGCATTCTATTACAAGAAATTCATCTACTTGTAAATCATTTTTCCAATCCATATCAACATAAAGTCTATTATCTAATTGGTTAAATCTATAAGGTTTTTCTCCGACTAATATATGGTCTAAAAAATCTAAATGTCTTAATACAACATCATAGTTAATAACAGACGTTGAAGAAAAATCATATAGGTCATTTAATCTTAATTGATATCTAACATCAAATAAATTTAAATTACCTTTATTTGAAAATGGAAAAATGTTAATTACAGATATAACAGATTCAGGACATACAATATACTGATTGCCTTCTTTCCATTCTGTATTTACTACAGAAGAATCACCATACGTTTTAGATTCAGTTTCAGTACTATCTGCTAAAATTCTAGCTTTATCTGCCGCTGTATACTTGTATTTTAAATAGGTTCTTTTAACACCATCATAGTGGTATTGAGCAAAATATTGTAATGCTTCATCAAGTCTATCTTCCAGTTGGTCGTCATCAACGTTGATTTCAATTACTGGTTTACCTAATGCTCTTAAAGCGTATTGTTTTACTGTTTCTCTGGATGCTGGTTCTGCCATACTGGTTCCTTTATTGTATATTTATAATAACAATTATATCTTCGGAAACAAATTATCAGTACAGAATACTTTTATATCATCTTCAGGCAGTCCAAGAGTTTTCATTACTCTAGGGGTGTGTGGATTTTGTTGTTGGTGTTCGCAATAAAAATTTTGTGCTCTTATTACATCTTCTTCCTTTGAATCGCTATTATAATGACCAATTTTGTCAAGATAATTTTCTAAATTAGATGTAGCAAGAGTACAAATTTGGTTTAATTCTTTTTCATCTGATATATTACCAGCGGCAATCATACCTGGACTAAAGATTTCCTTTGCCCAATCAGGCAATTCTCTTTCTTTAGATGGTTTATACCATTTTGTTTCTTCTATAAAATACTTTGTTAAGGGATGTTCTTTTAATAATAGCGGACTATAATCGTGGAAAGCACCTGTAACTTTATTCTTACCTGCAATAACATCAAAACCATAAATTGGACCACCATTAGTTAACATTGGAAATAAACATATGTGTGCCATCCAAAGACCTTTTGTTTCTCTAGCATCCACTACGTCTACGTGAGCACGTCTTATACTCATATTAGACCAAGTACGGTTAACCCAAGTATCATTATTAAATCTATCCATACCATCTTCGTTGTATTCTTTACAACGCTTATCAAGTATAGCGATTATATCTTTTTCTAATTTAATTAGTCGTTCCCAAATCATCTTTAACCTCGTTAGTTAAAATTAAAGGTTTGTAATACATATCTTCAATCTCTTTCATCTCTTGGAATAATTTTGTAGCAGACGCAAAACAAAATTTAGCTTCATTTAGAATATTAAGTTTATAAACATTTAAATAACTGTTTATCATTTCTCTTACTATTCGTTTATACTCTTTTATTTCTTTATGTTTAAACTTGTAATAACGATTAGGTCCTGGTGTTTTTCTCATTATCATTTGACCACCAGATATATCTCCTAAATATCTAGTATAGATATGAGCGTATAATTTTTCTGCGTCTTCTTTGATTGTTTCAATATGAGCAACATAATCTTTAGTACTTTGAGTTATAGTTGGTTTGCCTTCACTTGTCCATAATGCTTTAAAATCATAATGTATATGTTCTGCTCTAGGTAAATTAGGAGTTGTACGAAATAGAGAATTTTCTATTCCATATTTTTCTAATACAGCATAACATTGTAATTGATTGTAAAGATAGGTTGCGTAAAGATTAGGTTCAATAGAACCTGACATAAGAGTTTTGACAAACTCTTGTCTTTCTGCGTTTTGGTGTATATCTTTGGTTAATTCTTTGATGTCATACATAATAAAATTCTTATCATAATAAAATCACTACATAAATTAAGCTAGACCAGCGTCTTGAAGTCTTTTAGTTTCTGCAACTTCTGCTTTTAATAAGTCTTCTGCTTTTTTAGCTAGTACAGCTGCTTCGTCATTAGCTTTTGTTTCTCTTTCAGTATCAGCAGCCGCTTCATCACCGTCAGCTCCGCCAACGATTGTTAATTCTTTTGTTGCAGGATTAATTGATAATCTCCACGCTTCAATTCCTTCAGGAACGTCATCAACTTTGATTGCGTTTCCTTTTGCTACTGCGTCATCTCCAGTTTCAGCATTTGGTGAAAAAGGTTCACCTGCTAGTGTAAAGTAATATGTTCTTGCCATTTCTATAATCTCCTATGTTCCGTATTTTCCACCGTAAGTAGAATCATTGTTTCCATAATTTCCCCACCAGTCAATTTGCATTAATAGTGGATAGTTTGTTGAATGGAAACCTCCAGTTAGCCAAGTTCTGCAAGCGTGTAAACCGTAATTTCCAGTTTTATTAGTTACTGTAGTTCCAACGTGTGCGTTAGAATTAGGTATAATTTCATCTCCTGAAGAACCACCTTGATAAACAAGTGTGTCTTCGGTTTCATCTGTTGCCGTAGGATCAAAAGACCAAGAGTAAGTTCTATGAGAAGTTCCGTCGCAGTTGTCTGACCAACCTCCGTGGAAACCTGTACGTCCCCAAGCAAAGTAAGGATTGGCTCTACTTGATTTAGTTTGATTTATATTAATAAATTTCTTAGGATTTTCTATACTCATACAGAAACCATTGATACCAACACCATAGTAATAATATGAAGAATAAATCATTCCCCAAGTTCCATCCCAAGTCGTCATAAATTTACAGTAGTATTGGTGTCCGTTATTAGCACCGTAAGATGTAGTTGTTGATCCTGTAAAATCTTGCCAAGTTGACCATTGTCTACTTGCACCAGTTTGGTGAGCAGTTCCGCCTTTGACTGAACAATCAAATACACCGTATCTTTTACTATTACTTTGTTTGTTTCCGAATCCAACGAAATCATTATTACCAACAACAACGCACCAATCTTTAGTACATTGATTAGTCCAAGTGTCAGTAAAGTATTCAGTTGAAGTTAAGTTATCAAAGAATTCTTTAATTCTGTCTATTTTATTTAAACATTTACTAGATTTGAAAATGTGAATAGTTTTTGAAGTATTTCCACTTTCGTCACCAGAGTGAACCATAACTAAAGTTTTTGTTTTCTCATTGTATCCAGTACCAGTTGAATATGTTTGAGTTGTTTCTAGTAAGTTAGAAGTATAATCATACGTGTCTATATTTGGAGCACCGTGATTACCTGGATATCTTTCTCTTAACGTAAATCGTCTATTAACAAACATACGTCTAGGTCTAATACCTTCAGGAAGAACCATATTTAATTTTGTCCAACCATCTTGATATTCAAAAGAAGATGTGTATTCGTGGAAACTATGCCAAGAAACAAATCCATCTCTTGAAGATGAATAATATTGTGCGTGTGGATATTGGTCACATTGGTATAATGATTTATTCCAATTAGTCCAAGAGTCATATTGTTGTGAAGTTAAATCTGCGTGTGATACGTTTGTACCGTGGTCATTGTGTGAATAAGTAAAAGAAGCGTCACCCATCATCCCAAATCTATAATTTGTTGTTGAGTTACATACAGCACCCCAAGGAGACCCTACGTTATTATGACCAGAATCAAAGATTCTGTAATTTATATGGTGATTACCGTCGGAGTTATCTCCCCAAAATCCGTATAATGGTAGACTTTCTTTTCTGTGGTCTATTGCACCAGCACTACCGCCGCTTAAAAGTGTTGTTAATGAACTCATTAAATGTTCTCCCTTAAAATTTTGTTTGTAATACTATTTATACAGTTTATATCTTTCATTATGAAATTATCCAACCAATAAAAGATGAAGTTACATCTGGTATTGTTTTAAATGTTAATCTGAAATTAGCATACTTTTTATCTACTATTAAATCTGTAGCACTTCCTGCTATATTATTTCCGTTTCTATCAACTGTAAGATTTTTTGTATCAAAAACTCCCATACCATCATTGATAATAACAAAGTCGTTATCTACTGGTGAAGCAGGTAGTGTCATTGTAAATACACCGTCTGTTGTATTGCATATATATGCACCGCCGTGAACAGCAGTAAAATTAGCTGTTTTAGTTTCCCATAAAATTGAAGTTGAAGAACCCCAAACAGGATCAGCACTAGCACCTTTAGTTACTAACATTTGATTTGCTGTGCCTGCCGCTAATCTTTGTACACCACTTGCATCCCTAAACAGTATATCGCCGTGGGTAGTAAGTTGTGTTACGTCATCACCTTTTTTGGCTATTTTAGACCAATAGGTTGCATTTGAAGTTGCGTTTCCAGTTGAAGCTAAAATGCAAATAAAAGTTTCGCCTCCATAGGTAGCAATGTCGTCCACTACATAAGCAGTAGCGCCATTATATGCCCCTTGAAATACTGGTTTAATTCTTCCTAAATTTATAGTTGCCATAATTCTCTTGATCCTTATTTATATTTATAATAGTTCTCTTCTTCCATTTTAGTTAATTCAAATATTTTTTTAGCCCATTTCTATGGTTAGGTTTCCGTTGACTACCGTAAATACCAACCCTCTTTTCCATAGTACACTATCCTCAAATATATCTTCTTGATGTTTAGTTTTATGTCTAGTGTCAATATCATCATATCCATTTGTGTAAGTAATCTGTAAATTGCCTTTCCATTCAGGTGTAAAAATTTCACCACCTTGACTTGGATGACCACCATTATAATAATACAACTTATCTACAGCACTTCCTGGTTCTATACTTGGTGTTTTACTTGGAACAATAATTGTTGTTGTAGCTCCAGGAGTTCCAGGAGTTCCAGATGAACTTACTCCTGTTAAATATTCAGTTCCACCTGCTTTATGTGTACCATCAACTGTTGTTGAGAATTTTAATGAGTGTCCGACTAAAGCAGATTGAGAAACATCAAACACATACGTATTTCCTTCAAGAAATGTCATAGTGTTTTGACTTCTAGCTACGTGACTATATGGTAATTCATCATCGCCACCATCAATCATTAATGTACCAGCAGTTCCTATAACATACAGTTTTGTTCCATCAGCATTAAAAGTTAAACCACGTGGGTTCATTGTTGGTGCTGAAGGAGCATTAGTTAAACCAACTTCGTGTGTAAGTGCTTGTGTAGTTGAAACATCAAAACCTGTTACTAATGGATATTGTATAACATCATCTCCATCTGTTCCTGCAATATACATTCTTGTTCCATCTGTATTAAAACCTAACCCAGCTGGACTTGTTTCTTGAGCACCGATAGAAAAAGAATCTACAAAAGTTGCTGTAGAAATATCATACGCTGTAGTTAATTCATATTCATTAACATCATTACCTTCATCGCCAAGAACAATTAATAAATCTCCATTATCACCAAATCGCATATCACTAATAGCAGTATCTTGAGCAAGACAAGAAAATAAATCTGTATAAGTTGCTGTAGTTATATCCCAAGCTGTACTTAATGCATATTCATTAATATTACAAGCAGCTATACCTGCACTTGGTACTCCATCTCTACCCACAACATACATTTTAGTTCCGTCTGGATTAAATCTTACTGCCCTTGGATTATCATCTTGAGCAGATACATCTTTATGTGTTCTCCAACTTGCTGTAGAAATATCAAAAGCTGTAGTCAATATATATTCATCAACGTGTTTATCTGCATTGCCCATAACAAACATTTTTGTTCCATCAGTACTAAACGTTGTGTTTAATGGATTTGAATCGTGAAACCCTATGTAATAAGATGTTGAATATGCCATTGTAGAAATATCCCAACCTGTTCCTAATGTATATTCATATACACTTTCATTACCAGTAATTAAGGTAAGGGTTCTATGTATCGTTTGAGAAGGAGCAACTCTATGGAATCCATAAAAGTCATCTTTCTCAGCGGATGTAACTGTAAAATCTGTTAATTTGCTCATTTATATTTCTCTTCTATATTTATTTATTACGCTACTTCTACTAATTTCCAACCATTTGTTGATCCAGTATAAACTAAAGTGAATCCTGCGTGGTTGATATCAGCAATCATATCTTGTTGTAAATTCATAATATCTTGACCATTTCTATCAACAGTTAAATGTCTTAATTGAAATGATCCGTTTAAATCTAAAAATACAATTGAATCTCCTACTAGTGGACTAGCAGGCAATTTAACTGTCATTGCAAATAAACTTGTATCTATTAATAATCTTTGTCCACCTATTGCTGTAGGTACAGTTGAACCATCTCCAACTAGAGTTGTCCAAGGAGTTCCTCCAGCTAGACCTGTCCAACTTGTTCCATTATAACCTTCCCAAGAAATTATTGAAGAATTGTATCTTAAAGCACCTGCAAATAATTCACCGCCTACAGGTCTTTGTGATGATGTTCCTGTTGGTGGAACCCACGCACCTGTACCTGCTTTATCTCTTGTCATATAACCGACAACAGCATTTTCAGTAGGTATAGCTGTATTTGAATTACCGCCTAAAGTTGCGTCTGTACTAAATTCATTTATGGCAGCACCTAATTCTGCACCAATAGAACCAAGTTTTAATTCACTTAATCCTGAAAGGTTAAATGCGTCTGCGTTTAATGTTGCACTACCAGTTGCTTGTTCAATTTTGAATAAATCACCAACTCTAAAGTCACCAGTTTGGTCAGTTGATACCCAATATACACGACCACCGTTAACTTCAGTTACTTCATCTGCTTGGTCGTTTGTTTGTAAAGGTACATTTGGATAATTAGTTGTAGTAAAATCACCAGTACCAATATTTAAGAAATCGTGACCTGTTAAACGAATATTTGAATATAATTCTGTTATGTTATTTACTGTATCCTCATTTTTGGCTTTACTCAAACCAATATTTTGAGTTAATCTTATTACTGCTGTTCCAGCACTCGTATCTTCTTCTGATACTAACCCTACTCTATAAAATGTATTATCATTAGGGAATTTAACATTACTTGCTAAAGCTATCATATCAACAGCATTTAAAGTTGTTGTACCTGATTTAACTGCAATCAAAGGACCCCTTTGTCCTTGTTGAGCAGCAGCTGTTCTGTTGAAAACAAAACCTGAAACGTTAACACTAGAACTTGTAGCGATGGTAACTTTTTGTGAAGTACCACCAATTACATAAGTATGAGCAATTGCTGATTTATCAACACCAAAGATATATGTATCTACGTCAGGCACATCATAAACTTTAAATATTCCTGAACTTAATATATCATCAGGATATGCTTTACTACCTGTTGAACAAGTGAATTGCATTCCTTGTACTTGTACTAAATCATTAACTATTAAACCGTGACCAGGTGATCCTATCGTAATAAGTCCTGTTACATTATCATAAGTAGCACTATTAATTTCAGTTGCACTACCAACACTAGTTGGTGTTGCTGATTTAACTGTACCACCACTAACATAAGTATGTTCAATTTCACTTGGTGCTAAAAAGAAATTTAATTTAGTAGATGAACTAGATGATTTAACATTAAAGATTCCTGAATTAGGTACTTGTGGATAAACTTTAACTCCATATACACAACTTGTTTTAATTCCGAATAAATTTACAGTATCACTCGCTGATAATCCGTGTGTTGGTGTAGTAATTATTGCTTTACCTGTCGCTATATCATAAACAAAATTTGAAATTGATAATCTAGTACCATTAGATTTAAGAAGTGTACCACCACTAACATAAGATTGTGCTGTATTACTTGTTCCTAAATCAACTTGGAATGTTGTTCCTGTTAAATTTGGTGCCTCTACAGTAAATTGTGTAGTAGTAGATGATACAGGATATGTTTTATTTCCTATAACTGTTGAATCAGAAGAAAGACAACTCAATACTACATCTGATACTTCAATTAAATCTCCAGCACTTCTTCCGTGAGCAAGTGCTGTAGTTACATCTGCGCCTGTAGAACCTGATTGACCACCAAAGTAACCATCCAAATCAACAGTAAATGTTGTTGTATCTTCTTTTGTAATTGTAACTGTTTCACCTTGTTTAAAGTTACCAGTAATATTTTCTATATGTAAATATAGTAATGATACATTATATCTGAAAAGTGTAGCAGTTGCGCCAGATTCACTACCTACTATTGTAGCTGTACCTTGACCTTGTACTGCAATTGAATTTTCTATATCTGAAGCAGTTGCTGTTCCACCAAAAGTATCTTTGTCCCATTGCAACATCATACCACGAGTTTTAAGATTGATAGGAACTTCTGCTTCGTTTGTACCTGAAGCAACAACACCCTTTTCTCCATATGCGTGTGAGCAGTTTAAGGCACGAATAAATCCACCTGATTCTGCATAAACGGCTTTGTCGCAATAGTATACGAATACAGACACCGCTTCAACACGTCCATATCCTAAAATGTGAATACCAATTCCATCTTCATTAATTTGTGTAAAGTCATTCGCCAACATTGATTTATAACTTCGTGGGAAAGGACGTAAGTGGAGATTACCGTCAATTTGAACTCCACAAGCACCTGGATTTAAAGATGTACAGTTTTGTACATAAGGTGAAGTAAGATATATATTACCAATTGGGTCTAAAGATGTAAGAGCTTGTTCGTAAGGACCACTTGGATAAACTTTTTCTCCTAAATCACATTCAAATTTCATTTTCCCTATAGTAACCCAATCACCTGTAGTTAAACTGTGAGCATTGCTTGTAGTAACTGTAACCTTACCGTCGGAGTTATTGTAAAGAATATTAGATAATCCTAATTTAGTTGATTCCCTACCAACTGGAATAACGTGACCACCACTCTTATAAGTATGAACAAATGTTGATGTTCCCATTTGAACTTTAAATTCTGTTCCTGATGTTACTGTTACTTGATATAATCCTCCTGACTGTTTCTTTTCATTAAGATCCAAGAAAGTCATATTTCTTATATTATTTTTTTCGTTAAGTAATAACCAGTTACTAGCTTTGTTATTTTCTAATTTTTTAACTTTTAATGTTATGTCACCACCAGTACCAACATCTGCCGAGTTTAATGTAATTATATCATTAACTTCAAAATTAATACCACCGTGATAAGTTATAATTTGTGTTGCGACACCACCTGATATCACTACGTTCCATACTGAAGCATCCCCATTTTGTGGATAGATTTTTTCTCCTTCATCACAATGATATTTTAAACCTGATAATTTGATAGTATCACTTGCTGATAATCCGTGGTTAGTGGAAGTTGTAATTGTAATAACACCTGTAGTATGGTCATATGGAGCATTTGTTACCGTAAATTTACCATAAGCGGCATTTGCAACTATACCACCATCAACATATGAGTGTTCTCTAGTATCAGTACCTACATTGATTGTAAATGAATCACCAGCTGGTACATCTAAAACTGTATAACTTCTTTCGGATCTTCCTTGGTGAACATACTTGTAAGCACCATCTGTTGCACCACTAGCATTTTGTAATAATTCTACTGTTGCAATTTGAGAACCTGTACCACTTGCTGGATGTATTCTTGTATTTCTTAAACTTTCTCCAACTATTGAAACACCTTCTCTTACTCTCATTGGTAATTGTTCTGTGAAAGTACCGTTTTTAAGTCTGATTGTATCTCCTGCAGTACTCTTAACTTTAAAGTTTAAAACATTAGAACCACCAACTCGTTTATAAGTGAAAGCGTCAACAGATTTCTGTTCGCTTGTTACATAGGTAACTTTTTGAGAAGTACCACCACTTACATAAGTATGTGCAAATCCTGATTTGTCAGTACCAAAAATATATGTATTGGCGTCAACTACATTATAAACTTTAAATATTCCTGAACTAAAAGT